GTATGGCAAAAGTGGGTTGAGTCATAAGGAATTAGCGAGAAGCAAGAAGCCCGCCAGGACGAAGTTCACCAACAATCACTTGTTTTACTGCTCCTTCAAGTTTACGCCCTAATTCTGAAGAGTTAGAGCCCGTGGCATTGCTTTGCGCTTGGCCATTGCTTACGTTGACGGTGATATTGGTATTGACTTGATTACCGCCATCGCCCCCTGAGAGCTGCACAGGGACGCTCTTGCCGTCTGGCAGGGGAATCACTGCCTCGTTGTACCTGCCTTCGCCTACAAGGCCCAATGTGGGGCCTGTGACGACGCCTCCGTTGGCGAATGCAGTGAAGCCTCCAGGGGCAATGCCTCCGTTAGCAAATTGATATTGCCCTCCAACGCCAGTAAGGTCGCCTAAAGGATTGTTGATTGAGGCGGGAGCTGACAAGTCAGACAAGCCCGCCGCTGGCGCTAGACCAGGAATCAAAGTCATGATGCCCTTGATGAGCGCCATCTTCAAATACTCAGCAATCATCTTTGCCACCATATCGGCAAACGAATCTGCAACGCTTTGGAAGAAGCCCGCCAGTGCTTCTTGTGCCGTCATACTGCCCGTGATCACGCCTTTGAATGCATTGCCGAAGGAGTCTCCAATGGCACCCGCAATTCCTTGCATGTCTGCTTTAAGTTTTTGCGCACTTTGCAAAGTTTTCCGTTCTTGGAAAATCGTGTCCGCTTGCTCTCCAGCAAATCCTTCTTGTGCAATTTGAACACGCATTTCTTGATCGGGAGTAAAAGCCTGTGCCATTGCCAGCTCGTTGGCTATTTGCGTTCGGGCTCTAATGTACGTTCCACGTTCAGTCTCATCATTTTTATTTTTTTCTGCCTCCGTAGCAGCTTCTAAGCCTATTTTCAGATCAGCCAAAGTCCTAATACGTTCTGTCTCTTTAAGATTTGCTTCCTCAGCAAAGGCAGGGAATCTTTTCAACAAATCTTGGTATTGAATCTCCATCTCCCTGAGTCGCATTCTGTAATCAATTACACTTTCATTTACACCCTGCTCAAGCAGATCATTTCGCTCTTTTAGTAGCTGATTATCAAGTGTCAAGTCAGGCACATTATAAGTTTCTTGCATATAACGGCTTAATGACTTAAGTATGTCGCTTGCTCTAGTAGTAATTGCATTGCGATCTGCAAGCGCAGCGTTATCCTGCGCTATGCCAGTGTTCGCTTTTGTCATTGTGTCGCGAATTTCGTTGGCTCCCACTTTTGTTCTGGAGGCCCCAGCGCTAACCGCGCCAGAGTTATTCATTAAGCTGGCCAGTCCTGGCGTTAGTGGAACCTTGCCTCCTGGTGTTGGTATGTGCAGGTGAATGTTTTGACCACCTTTCCCAGCTCCGTGCCCGTACGGGTCACGTTCAGGGCCGAAGAGTTGAGTGCCAAAAGCGCCTGTGGCTTTTAGCTTTCTTTCCATTGCAATTGTTTTGCGCAATGCGTCTGCGTCACTCCCCCCCAAAATGCCCATATCCATGGCATTAAGGGTGTGATTAGGCGTTGCATGACCTTTGTTTGTAAAGTCTCCAGTGGTGCGCCCAAAGCCCTGAGAAACCAGCCACTCACGTAATACCTTTTTGTCAATATACCCAGATGCTCCAGTGGAGCCACCACTGGCCGATGGCAATATTGGAGCAGAAGGCGCCACTTTCCCTGCCGTTTCTGCAATTTCCAGTTGACCATTGAATGCAACGTCTTGCCGATCCTGTTCAGCTTTCGCCAGAGCCCGCAAAAATTGAATGTTTTGCTTTTGAAGACGATTAGCTCCAAATTCTTGCATGTCATATAGGTCTTCCTGCAGGCGCTTCCGTAGCTCGTACTCAGCTTTAATACGCTCAATCTCCGCCTTGTTGTAAGCATTGGCAAGTTGGTCGCGAAGGCGCTCAAAACTTTCCAGGCTACCCTTCTTCTCTTTGTCTTCTTTAGCTTGACGGTCAATAGACATCCCCGCGCCTTCGCCGCCATAGGTAAAGCCCTCTCCTCCAAGTGCGGCTTCACCCCCCGCTCCCTTAAAGAGCTTTTCCATTTCCGCGCGATTTTTTCGCAAATCAGCAATTCGACGAGCGGCCCTTATGTCTCCCGTCTTCTCTGCTGTTGCAATTTCGGCGTCAATAGAAGAAATCTTGGATTTATATTGCGCTGCCCCCGCAGAATTAACTGCAATGCGTATATCTCTAATTAGTCCCTGGATAAATTTAACTACGGGCATCAATGCTCCCCTAATAAGAGCAGCGGCTCCCTTGACGATGAAAACAATACCCTTGAATATATATGCAAAGTCCGAAGCCATCTGCTGGAGATACTCTCGATTTTCTGTTACAAATCTCGTTATATCTTTGATCCAGCCCGTGACAGTATCTTGAATCGTCGCGCCAGAGGCACCGAATGACTGGCCAATCGCAAGCTGCATCTCTTCAAATGCTATCTTTAGCCTTTGTCCAGCGTATTCAGGAGCAGTCGCAAGCTGCTCGCTAAATTTTGCATAATCAGTATAGTTTTTCTTGGCAAATTCGATGAATTGCCTAATGCCAATTTGTCCAGCTTCAAGACCAGCCTGAAGCTCCTCAAAGCTCATCTTATTTGCTTGAGCGAACTTAACAACAGCACCAGGAAAACGCTCTCCCAATTGTCCGCGCAGTTCTTCTGCCTGTACTCCGCCCTTGCTCATAATCTGAACAACGGCACGCATGGCCCCATCTAAATCTTCTGCACTTCCCCCAGTGGCCGTAATCGCCAAAGCAGTGCCTTCTAGGATCTGCCTGGTTTCTGCGACAGACAGATTGTATTCTTTAGTGTTGGCACGCAACTGAGCAAAATATTTTGTTGTTTGCTCTAAAGGCATTAAAAGCTTTTGGCTCATTTCGCCAACTGCTGCTTGTGCTTCTGCGAAATCTTTTGCATCTACTGACGCCATGGCAAGGCCACGTTGCATCCTTTGCACTGCAGAGGCTTGGCTCGTGATACCCGCTAGAGCTGTGCCAAGATTGTCTGCTATTTGACCGACAGCAGCACCTGCAAAGGCTCCTGGCACTCCTCCAATAGCACCACCTGCGACTCCTCCTAATGCGCTACCAATACCACCGCCCATTCCTCCGCCATAAAGAAAAGCGCCTCCTGCCGCGCCTGCGCGTTGGCCAGCACTAGGACCAAGCCTTTGTCTTTTGTTTATCTTTTCAATTCCCCTTTCTGCCTGTAAAATTTGCTTGTTTAATTCTTTCCATCGAGTGCTATCAGGGGAGATAAGACGAGCTTCTGCTTTTAGGACTTTTAACTTGGTTTCATATGCAGCCAGCGACGATGGCTGAAAGGCTTTTGGTTGCGGTGCAATTGTTCCTGCGGCTTTTGCTGCATTGTCAAGCTCCTGTTGTGCTTTCTTTGCTGCCTTAGCAACTTCCTCCAAATACGCAGGACTACCTGCGCTGCCATAGGCAGGCCCGTACTCCATGCCGCCGCGAATAGGACTCGCCACTGCTGGGATGGCACCTTTCGCTCCCATGCCAGAGCGAAATTGCATGATTGCTTGCTCTCTTGAGTCAGCAGCTCTTTTTATTTCAGCATCAAGCTGACGACCTTCATCAACAGCCCTTTTGAGACTTTTGTTAAGAGCATCAAAATAAGCTGGACTTCCAAACTGTTCAGGAGTGCCTTGGACAGAGCTTGCTACCCAGGAGGCGCCCTTCGCTCCCATGCCAGAGCGAAAATTTGCAATGGCTTGTTGCCGAGAATCTGCCGCTCGTTCTATTTCAGCATCAAGTTTTCGACCCTCGCTAATAGCCTTTTCAAGGTTTCTATTGAGAGCATCAAAATATTCAGGGCTTCCAAGCTGTTGAGCCGTGCCTCGCACTGGGCTAGCAACGCTTGGAATAGCTCCACGCGCTCCCATGCCAGAGCGAAATTGTGCCATGGTTTGGCTTAATTTTTTATACGCTCCATCAATGTCTGCAACTGCGCTGCGAGCGTTATTTAGCTCTTTTCGCAAATCACTTAAGTTACTGGCTGCATCAGTAAAGCCTTTGGCGCCAATTTCGGCGCCTTCGAATGCTTTTGTTGTTTCTTTAATATTTTCTTTTACTTGCTTAATAGTGCGAGTAAAATTGCTTGCGTCGCCTTGAAATTCATAACGAAGAGCTTCAGACATTGTTTATTTCCTCCGAAAGTAAGCCAGCGACTACTTCCCTCAGTCTAGAAATAGTATTATCAGTAAAAGGCCGCGCAGGCATACGATTTCCTCCTTTGGAAGTGTAGCCATCATGAACCTCTAGCGCATAGGAATTTCCTTCCCCTCCAGTCCAAGTAAAAATCGTGACATTTTCTCCAACGTTTTCTCTTTTTTGACTGTCCCTCAATCCTCCTAGGTCAACAATGTCTCGCCGCAAACCCGCCGTTGTTTTATTGCGTCTTTTCGTCTCTTGAGGCCACCCCCATTTCATTTCTTCAATTTCTCTACGAAAATCTTCCTCGGCCCAGTCCATAGCCTTCTTGAACACTCTGCCTACAGCGCCTTCAAGACGAACCAATCTGTTTGTCACGTTATCGCTGACAGGCACTTTGATTCATACTATTTACTATTAGCTTAGCCAAGTTCAGCGCCAATTAAGCCAATGATTGCAGCAGGCATCTTTTCATGCTTCAATGCCCACTTCATTGCCTCTATCGTTTCTGGCTGTAAATCATTAGAGCCTTTCTTGATTTCATAAGGCAGAAAGTCCTCTAGGCTTGGCTTTTTACCTTTTCCAGACAACGCAGAAAACACCAGTCCACTTAGCTTCGCCGTAGAAATACTTTGTGCATTCACTTGCTCCTTATGCGTTTCAAACAGATTTCCCAAGCAAGCCTGCAGAAAAACAACGGGAAGCCTGCCAAAACGTTCCGCATGAAAAACAGGGTCAACAATGGCAAAAGACAAAAACCGACAGTAGATGCCAGTCCAGTCAGTGGAGCGATTTATTGCCTGGTCGCAACTTTGCTCTAACCGCTCCAGGAATGCTATTTTGGGGCTTCTTCTTCCTCTCCATCGTCTCCTTGTAGAGCGGCATCTTCTTTTGCCATAAAACCTTCCACTTGTTGCAGTAGCTCTTGCGGCAGCTTATTAGTGTCATCCTTTTCCCACTCATCAGTGGAACGCCACTTCTTGCCATCGAACACTTCTCCGCGATTACGGAAAAACATTGTCACTAGGTCTTCAAACTGTTCGCGCCCTGAGGGAACAAGGCTCATAAGCCGAGAAGTCTCTTCCGAAAACTCACTCAACACTTCCGCTCGCTCAGGAGTGTCTCCTTGTAAAAGCTGAAAGGCTTCTTCCTCGGGGATGTCTTTTGCCTTTGCAATGTGCCTAGCCAGTTGAATGGTTTTCAGCGTAAATTGAGCACGTTTCTTATTCTGCTCTTCACGCAACCATGCCTCTTCTGCCAGCCAACTGCCGTACCTACGCAAGCGCAGCTTTTCACCAATCTCTGCGTATTCAGGAGAGCTAAGCAGGAAGAAATCAGAGTATTTGCTCATCGTCAATCAATGGAAGCAACGAAAGTCTAGCGTTCAACATCCTCAATGGCACAGCAGAATTAACGGCCCTAGACGGAAGCATTACCATGCGCTCTTCCCCATTGACCTCCATCTTCACTTCCAGCGGACAGCTATGTGCAAAACAAGCGAATCCAGCGATTAAAGAGTCGTCATCTTGCCTAACGTTAAACAACCATGTTTTTTCGCAATTGCTTTTGATAAGCTTTTGGGTTTTCATGCTGCCAAGTAGCCCATGTCCGTATCAGGAATGATAATGCGATACTGGCCGTAAGTAATGTCAGTTTCAGGAGAGGACGAGAATCGCGCATCTGGAAATCGCGCCGCCATACGTTCTGCCGCTGTTATCAAATTAGTGCTAGCAGTGTCGTAATTTACCATCATTACTGTCCATTCTTGACGCCGTTTAAACTTTCCCAACGCAGGCGATGGCATGAGACGAGATGATTCTTGGATGACCACTTCTAAGCCCGTCGCCTTCCACTCCGTTGGCACTCCCTGTCTGCCTGTCACATACACGGCAGGAATTGTGCTGCCATCAGGAAGCACGTAGGAGCCAATTAGATTAGGCGCCGCCGATAGCAAGGTGACAATGGAAGTGCGCAGTTGAGTAATGTTCACAATAAAAAAGCCTCCCCGTAAGGAGAGGCTAACAGAAAACTACTAAGAAAAGACTCAGGAGTTAGGAGCAGTCGGGATGATGCTG